ACTCAGTTCATTCCAGCGGAAATAGAAGCCGATGAGGATAGCATTTCTGAATGGTTAACTGAATACGGCGAAGCTTTTGGAATTACTGCCGTTGATGAGTCAGAAGCTGGTTATGAACCAGATGCTGACGCTCAATCTTTTGAGCAAATATCAGACTTTGAGAATGGTGATATGGACCCAAATGTGGGTCGAGACATCTCTTCACTTATTGCTAACGCAACAAGTCCAGAGGAATTAACCAACTTCTTAAAACGCTGATAGTCCATATCAAACCCTAATAGAAGGAAATTATGCCTACTACCCCAGCAACATCAACCACGACATCAACGATGTCGAACTTGGTGCAGACGGCGTATGATAAGTATATCGAGTTTAACCTTCGATCAGAGCCAATGTTCCGCAAGTTTGCGGACAAGCGTCCTGTCGATGTGACAAACCCTGGTAACACTGTTGTATTCCAAGTCTACACCGATCTATCTCGTGCTACTTCAGCACTAACTCAGACTGAAGATCCAGATGCAGTACAGTTGAGCAACACTAACCGTGTTAACGTAACAGTTAACGAATACGGTAATGCTGTTATCACAACTGAGAAGCTTGCTCTAGAGTCTTTGTCTGCAATTGACCCAGCAGTCGCTGACATGTTGTCTTTCAATATGCGTGATTCACTTGATGCAATTGTATGGAACAAGTTGACAACTCTTGCAACAGGTCGCTTTACAGGAGCATCATCTGCTGATGAGTCCACTTTAAACGGTGAGGACGTTTCTGCAAGCACAACTGCAGCAAACATCACAGCAGCACTTGCTCGTAAAGGCGTTGCAAAACTACGTGGAGCTAACGTATCACCTCGTGATGGTGGCTTCTACACAGCATTTATCCACCCAGATGTGTCTTATGACCTTCGTTCAGAAGCACAATCAAGCGGATCTGCTGTATGGCAACTACCTCATACCTACACTGATGCTGGTGTTGGTAACTTATGGACAGGTGAAATCGGAATCTTTGATCAGATTCGTTATATCGAGACACCTCGTGCAGAATCAATTTCAGGATCTGGTACATCAAAGGTTTTCGCAACTGTTCTTCTTGGTAAGCAAGCTCTTATCGAAGCAGTTACATATGAGCCAAAGACTGTTATCGGTCCAGTAACTGATAAGTTAATGCGTTTCCGTCCTGCTGGATGGAAAGGTCTTCTTGGATGGAACATCTTCCGCAAGGAAGCACGTTACGTCATTAAGACTAAATCAAGTATCGCAGCTTAGTTATAAAGAAGAGGGGCTGGCAACAGCCCCTCTTCACCCAACAACAATAAAAGGAGAAAGCAATGCCAAATGTAGGCGGAATGAAATTTAGTTACTCACCAGCAGGAATGGCTATGGCTAAGAAAGCAGCCAAGAAAACTGGTAAGAAGATGGTAGTAAAACCTGCTATGAAAAAAGCAATGGTTAAGAAAATGGGTAAGAAGAAGTAATGTCATCTAGTGGCACTTATAAACGCCATGATGGTTTCAACCCAATGCAGATTAAAAATGGAATGGTAGTTCGTATAAACAAAGACGGACGTATCAAATCAATACTCGGAAAAGTTGGAGAGTACAAGAAGAATGGACCCAAGGCTTAAAAGAGCAGGCGTATCTGGTTTTAATAAACCAAAGAAAACACCTACCCATCCTAAAAAATCTCATGTGGTTGTAGCCAAGTCTGGCTCCCAAGTAAAGACAATTAGGTTTGGTCAACAGGGTGTATCTGGATCTCCAAAGAAGTCTGGTGAGACAAAGTCTTACCGACAAAGACGCCAGTCTTTTAAAGCCCGACATTCTAAAAACATAAACAAAGGTGTTATGTCAGCAGCATACTGGGCAGATAAGGTGAAATGGTAATGACAAAAATATTCCGTGGACCTACTTATCGCTACAGACTTGGTCGTCCTAATGATCTTTGGTTTGTATCTTATCCAATTGGTAAGAGTGTAATTAAGAATAACGGAACATGGTCAACAGTTGTTGTTCCTAAAGATAGTGATCTAGCCACATACCAACGTGTATTACGTGGTGGGTATGACAATGTTATTACAGACGCTGAAGCTGCTGAGCTAACAGCAGCAGGTTATGGAGATTACATCTGGGATGAGTAACTGTAGATCTGGTTGTAAGACCCAAGACCATGCTAACTGGGGCGAATGTGCAAGAGCAGCAAATTTTAGTATTACAGATCCACTGGCTAATGCCGTATCTAAGCAAGCCAACACAGAATTAAACGCATATAGAAGTGCAAGACAACAAGGTATTCAACCTAGGTCTACAAAGTTGCATGATATCAAGGCTGCTGTTATGGCATCCGATACTTTAGGAAAGGCGGTTCAAGCATAATGGCTACGTTAAATCAATTAACAGAGCAAACGCTTGGTGAAGTTAGTGGTTATGTTAAGAACCAAGAGTCAGTAACTATTACAACTAATACTACAACAGCAGGTGATATATCTATAACTGTAGATGATGCTACTGCTTTAAGTAAAGGTATTGTTGAAATTGATGATGAATTACTATATGTTAAAAAATCTGTGGCAGCATCTGGAACAATTCAAATTTTAGGAACATCGGCAAATCCTTCTGGTAGAGGGTGGCGTTCTACTACTGCCACTAGCCATGTATCTGGATCAGTTGTCAAGAACAATCCTATGTTCCCACGTACTCAAGTTAAGCGAGCAATCCTTGAAACAATTAAAGGAATGAACTTTCCTGTTCTCGCTAATGAAACATTTACATTTAATGGTAGTGATTTTTCTTATGTAATGCCAACTGCTTTAGTAAACGTTACTGGAGTATCTTGGGAACTACCCGATTCTTCAGGAGTCTGGGGCTTAATTAAGCGTTGGAGACTAGATACTAACTATCTATATTCAGGTTCAACTGGACAAGCTTTAATATTAAATGAAGCACCAATGCCTGGAGCAGCAGTTCGTGTTCAATACACAAAGTTCCCAACAACTATTACTGATAACCAAGAGTTAACAGTAAGTGGTTTACCAGCATCATGTGAGGATGTAGTCCGCCTTGGTGCTATGTATCGACTGTTATCAACAGTTGATCCAGGTAAGGTAATTGCTACATCGGTATCTGCTGATGCTTTAGATCAACCTGTTTCAGCAGGTGCTTCTACAAATACAGCCAAGTATATATTCCAGCTTTATACCGTCCGCCTAGCGGAAGAAATAGCAAAACAACAAGACAACTTCCTAAACACTATCCAGTACTCGAGGTAATAAATGCCATCACCGTCACGCTATTATAGTTCGAATGCTGCTAAGACAACTTTAGCGGATTCGATATCTTCTTCAGCAACCAGCTTAACACTGTCTGCTGCATCTAATTTACCTGCACAATATCCTTATACACTGATCCTTGAAAAGGATACAGCGAATGAAGAGGTCATTGAGGTAACCAGTCTTGTAGGTTCTTCCTATCAGATCACACGTAACATTGACTCATCTGGTGCTAAGGCACACGCTGTTGGTGCTAACGTTGAACACGGTGTATCGGCTAGAGACTTTACGGAATCAAGAGCACATGAAGTAGCAACTACTGATGTTCATGGTATATCTGGTGACTTTGTTGGTACTGGTGGCACACAAACACTTACTGGAACAAAGACTTTATCCGCAGCAATTATTACTGCTGCTGGAACATTCAATGCTAATAGCAATAGAATTACAAATGTACCAACAACACCAACAAGTTCTACGGATGCAGTTAACCAAGCATACGTAACTAGCATTTCTGGATCTGCTGCTGCTGCAGCAACCAGCGCAACCTCTGCCTCAACTTCAGCTACATCTGCTGCAGCTTCTGCAACGGCTGCTGCTACTAGCGCAACTTCGGCAGCAACAAGTTTTTCATCTGCATCTACTCAAGCAACCAACGCAGCCACATCTGCTGCATCCGCTGCAGCAAGTGCTACCGCAGCAGCAACTAGTGCAACTAGTGCTGCTACCTCTGTAAGTTCTGCAGCAACACAAGCAACCGCTGCAACTACAAGTGCTACAAGTGCAGCAACCAGTGCGTCTTCTGCATTAACTTCTGCAACCTCTGCTGCTGCTAGTGCTACCGCTGCTGCAACAAGTGCAGCCAGTGCATCAACATCTGCAAGCTCGGCATTAACATCTGCCACAAGTGCTAATGCTTCTTATACTTCAGTTGCTGGTCAAGTTGCATCTGGTCTTGTCAGAGACATGGGAGATATTACATCTGCTGATAACTCTACTGGTACATGGATTTCTTTATCTTCACTTGAAACTAATACACAGGCTTCGGCAACAGCAGCAGCAACTAGTGCAACTAGTGCTGCCACTTCTGCTACTAGTGCTGCATCATCTGCAAGTATTGCAGTATCTTCTGCAGCAACAGCAGTTTCATCCGCAGCAACTGCGGTAACTTCTGCTGCTACGGCAGTAACTTCTGCAGCTACTGCAGTAACTTCTGCAGGTCAAGCAGCAACTAGTGCTACCAATGCTGCTGCATCCGCAGCAACTGCAACTACATCTGCTGGTCAAGCTGCAACATCGGCTGCTTCTGCAGCAACTAGTGCAAGTTCGGCTGCTACTTCAGTTGGATCTGCTTCTACTTATGCAAGCAATGCTTCAACCAGTGCCACCTCTGCTGCTACCTCGGCATCAAGTGCGTTAACATCGCAGACTTCAGCAGCAACCTCAGCATCTTCAGCAGCAACAAGTGCAACCTCGGCAGCAGCAAGTGCTTCTGCTGCAGCAGGTTATATACCTGCTATCTCTGCTGGAGTAAATGGATATTTCTTAACCAATAACGGAACTACCGCTTCTTGGTCCAACCTCTCAGATTGGGGAACACTATAATGCCATTCGCATTCCAACGCCGTAGAGGAACTACGGCACAACACGCAGCCTTTACAGGACTACTTGGTGAACTAACAGTAGATACCGATAAAGATGTTGTAGTAGTACATGATGGATCAACAGCGGGTGGATTCCCTCTTGTTGGTTTAGCAACTACCGATACCCTTACCAATAAAACCTTAACAAGTCCTGCAATAAACACAGCAACTATTGCTGGTGGATCACTTGTTGATGCAACTATCAAAGGGCTAGAAGAAGATATAAATGTTGTGGCTTCTGCTGCAACTGGCACAATTAACTTTGATGTCTCAACTGCTTCTATCTGGTATTACACATCTAACGCAACAGCAAACCATACTCTTAACTTTAGATATAGCAGCTCCGTGTCTCTTAATACTGCATTACCAATAGGAGATACAATTACTCTTGTGTGGCTTAACACTAATGGTGCAACTGCTTACTATCCAAACACAATCCAAATTGATGGAACTACTGTAACTCCAAAAGTTCCAGCAGCAATCACGGCTGGTAACGCATCATCTATTGATGCTTATTCATTTACAATTATTAAGACTGCATCAGCAACATACACAGTTCTTGAAACACAAACTAAGTTTGCTTAAGGGGAGTTAGATGTCACCACTTGTTACCACACTGGCTGGTGCCAGTGCTAGAGGGTATGGAGCGTTATCAGTTCCACCCGTGCCAGTTGTGCCTAACTCATTTTCTTCTATTGCTAGTCAAGTAGCAGATGGCACAAGTGGCACGATTACTTTTAATAGTATTCCACAAACTTACACTCACCTTCAACTTCGGGTATACGCTGCTTCAGCCACAGATACTCAATTAGACGGTACAATTAACAACGTCACTAGTGAGGTTTACTACCACCACGTAAATGGTTGGGTTTCTAATGGTCGTTTTGATGAAAATACTGGACCAAGAAGTACTATGATATACGAAGCCCTTACTAGCCAAACTAACTTCTTTGCATCTTATGTTATAGATATATTAGATTACACGGGCTCTAAGCCTAAAACAACACGTGGTTATCAAGGGTTTGTTACAAATTCTTCAAGCATGCGAGCCTCAAATGTTTCTAATATGACTAGCCAAACTACTGCAATAACAAGACTTGATTTAATTGCAAGAAGTACTACTTTTCGTTCGGGCAGTGTTTTTGCCCTTTATGGTATTGGAGAATAAATATGCCAGGAACTTATGAACTAATCCAAAGTTATACTTTGCCTAGCAGTCAAGCCAACTACACTTTTACGGGCATTTCACAATCTTACACAGACCTTGTTTTTACTATGAGCGGAAGTTGCACTCTAGGTGAAGGTGCGCTTCTAATCCAAGTAGGAAATGGCTCAATTGACACAGGTAACAATTACTCATACGGATACATTTATTCTGCTGGGAGCAGTGTTGGTCGTGATTACCAACCGACTACAACAAGTGGCAGTGTTGGGCGAGTTGACACAACCAATGGTGCTGGATTAGTTCATATCAATAACTACTCAGGCACAAACGGATTTAAAACAATACTCTCTCATGGAGTCAACGGAGCAGTAGGGTTAGTGCAACTTCAACAGTCTACTTGGCGTAACACATCTGCAATAAACCAAATACGTGTATTCCCTGAACAAGGCGGGTCACTAAATACTGGATATAAACTTACACTCTACGGAATACTAAAGGCATAAACATGGCAAACACATATAAGTTTATTGGTAAAACTGTTTTAACATCAAATCAAAGTGCTGTTACGTTTTCAAATATTCCAGCCACTTACACGGATTTAATATTTTTTATTAGAGCCCGTCAAACAGGTGTTCAAGTTATTACCAACTTTCAAATGTTTTTAAACAA